CATTTACAGCCGATTTAAGGATAGTTCTTATATATCTAATGTGTAACCCTTGCCAAAGCATTATGACCGTCTTATCGCTTCCAAATCGTGCTACATCACAAGTTATGTATTTATCACCTTCTATTCCTTTCTGACTGAACATACTCATAATAGAGTTGTAGTCAATAAGACTATCAGCAGTAGCATCATACTCCCAATTCCCAAATAGAAGCCTTTGCTTACTTAGTTCGTCTAATTGAGATAGCTGAGTTTCATAATGTTTAGATATGTAGTTATTATCTATCACTAACGACTGTATGAACTTTCTGTAGTGCTTTATTGTATTATCTTGTGCAGGTCTGTAATACTCTGAGTATACCCAATTCTTTGCAGGGTTGCAAGTCATAAGCATCTTAGGGATTAAGCCGTTTTCGTCTAGCTTGTATCTTAGCCTGGAAGCTACTACGTTCTTAGCCTTTTCAGTTATCTGATTTGCTTCATCAATAAAAGCTCCTGTTATTTCAAGCGAACCTAAGCTATCAAAGTTTCTATCTGATGGGTATAAGAACAAGTCCTTAAGGATTATCTCAGAACCATTGTAAAAGGTTATCACATTACTAGAGCCGTTATAAGTATAATCCTTAATAGCTTTTAAGTTCCACTCAGTACACACTTCAAAAAATGTGTTCAATGTGGTTTTTTTCAAAGAATCGAGCTTGCTTCTTCCCATTAAATATCTAGTCTTAGGATATTGAAGGCACATAGTAATTAAGTAACTACAACCTACCCAAGACTTTCCTCCACCTGCTGCTCCTCCAAATAAAACCTCTTTAGTTTTATTGTCAAATAGATACTTTAAGCACTCTTTTTGTTTAGGTGTAAATTCAGGGTTGATTTCTAATAAGTCAGATTTAATCCCCAAGATTTATATTGATTTTAATTCTTTCATCACCTGAAGTTATATCTAATTTATTGGTTTCATTCATTCCACAAATATTCTTTGCTCCGTGTATTACAACTGAAGGCACTTTATCTTTTATACATTCATAGAATTTAGACATCACAAAGTCTTTAGCTATTAACTCAACATCATTTACTGCTTGGGCAAATACTTCATCTTCTTTTAACCACTTGTAGTAGTTAGTCCTTGATAGGTTGCAAGACTTTAAAGCTGTTGTAACTATACCTAGACTTCCCTCTAGTGCTTTTAACATTTGCTCCTTTGCTATTTTTGTTCTATTTTGTTCCATATTAAAATAATTTTAGTATATTTGCCTAATCGTTCTTTATAACTATGGTGCGATATTAAGCCCATCTTTTTATCGTATGAAGGCATCTCCAAGAGGGGGTGTCTTTTTTTTATATCTTCTTTGCTTTAAGTCCTGTAAATTGTTCCCATCTGTTTATTATTACATCACAATACTTTTCGTCTAATTCCATTCCGTAACATTTCCTATTAAGTTTCTCTGCTGCTATTAGTGTTGAGCCACTACCTAAGAATATATCTGCTATTAAGTCATTTTCTTTTCCCCATTTATTAAAGAACCACTCTGCTAATAAACTTGGTTTTTGCGTTGGGTGTATTCTTGATTTAGTATCTTCTCCACCCATACCGAATATTCCTGCCCATTTAATTCTTGCTATATCTCTTTTATGTCTATTTTTACTCCAACATAATTCAAAACAACTTCCATACATTTTATCTGAACTTTCATCTTTTTCAATATCATCAGTATCATTTGCTCTTTTATCCCAAACTACCCAACTTCCTTTATTTTTATCTTCTATATATTCTGCAAAATAATCAGCACCCCATATAAATATTTCCTTACAATATTCAAACTCCTTAAATATTATAGTTATAAATTCAGGTTTAAAATCTTTGTGGTCGCCAATCACTACACTATGTTTATTACTACTTGTATAAGATTTACTACTTGTCATTTTTGTATAGTCTGTGTCTAAGAACATTCCATAAGGTGGGTCTGTAAATACCATATCAGCTTTCTCTCCATTCATTAGTTTTTCTACATCATCTGAGCTTGTGCTATCGCCACACATTACTCGGTGTTCTCCTAGTTGCCAAATATCACCACGCTTTACTTTGCTTTCTTTTACTTCAGGTATTTCATCATCTTCTATTAGTCCTGCTTCAGATATTTTATCATCTTCATTTTCCCATACATCTAAACCCCATTCAGCAAGTTGAACACTATCCCATTCGTTTGCTAATATATCCCATTCCCATTCTCCAAATCCTACATTGTCTTTAACTATAAACTCTTTCTTTTGTTCTTCAGTAAGTCCTTCTGCTATGTCTATCCATACTTCTGATAGTCCTGCTTCTTTACTAGCCTTAAGTCGCATATTGCCACCTAGCACCATAAAGTCCTCATCAACTACAATTGGTCTGAGCTTTAACATCTCAGGAAATTCCTTTATTGACTTGACTAGCTTTTTAAACTTATCGTTCTTAATAATTCTAGGGTTGCTTGGGTTTCCCTTTACTTTACTTATCTTAACTTGTTGTTTCATAATGTAGTGCCTTAGTATATAATAGAAATTATTGTTATTTATTTAAAAGTCCTCATTGATTCCTCTTTCGCCTACTAGCTTTTCTTTTGCTCCTGCCCATAAGTTATCTCTCTGCTTACTTAGGCTTGGTTCTGTTCTTTTAAGACTTGGCATTCCTTCAGTTGGTTCGCAATCCATCCACTTACCACAATCACAAAGTGCTTCCTTAGTTACCCATTTACCATCTCGGTGTACTATTGTAGCCTTCCCTATTTCTTTAGTCTTATTACATTCGCAAGTGTATAATGTCATTTCTTTAATTTATCAAGTTCAAACTCTAAATGATTGATTGCTTTCTGTATGCACTCAATAGGACTATCGTGTTTCCTTTCTGCTCTTAGTAAGTAAGTGACAGCCGTACCGACATTGTAAGATAATTCAAAGCCGTCTACAACCTTCCTAGCTTCATATCCATTAGTGCCTATGTAGTAACTAGGAATTCTATTATCTTTCATTTAGCCTATCGTTTTCTAGTCCTCCTGTTCTTGTTTCTACTTTATCCATATTCCAAAGTATTTTTTCTTTCTTTATTCTTTTTGCTTTTGATTCTAAGATAGACATAAGGATTACTATAAAAAAGAATAGTGCTGTTAGGATTCCGATTACTGTAAATATTATCATTTTGTTAAAAGTTTTAAGAGTTGATTACTTGTATATATTCTGTCATCACCTGCATAGTTTTCGTATATCATTGTAAAGTTATCGTCTTTCCAAGTCCACAAAGACTTAACTCCATTCTTTATGTGATGTTTCAATATACTTTTGATTGTCTTGTAATTTCTTTCTAAGGCCATATTACTATTATATTCATTATTATTATTTTAGTTTGTATTGGGGAGGTAACCACACCCCCCCTCTACTACTCTAGGCAAATTAAACGCTTTTGTAGGTCTTACCCTATATTTATTAGTATTAGTCCTTAGAGTATTCTTTATATATTTTTTTTATTCCGTCAAAGCAAGCTGCAATACAACTTCCGCAGTTTGTCCTTACGCTGTAATTAGTATTGTAAAGCGTATTGTAAATCTCGATCATTTTCTTTTTAGCTGCTTGGTCTTTAGCCCTTCCTGTTTTTAAGTCCTCCCAAAGCAATATAATCTCTGCTATTATTTCTTCAGGTATATCTTTCCTAACTTCTACCTCTGTTGTTTTATCCCAATATTTCTGAGGACAAGCCATTGGTGCTATTCGTGCTTTCACTTTCATAAAGCAGGTGCAAATAGAGCAATTTCCTAATAAAGATTTATAGTAAACACAGCCCTTACAGATAGCTATCCTATCTTCATAGACTTCGTTAGGTACAAAAAACTTATTCATTTAACATATTTTTTAGCTGTACCCTTACTTTGTCTATTGTCGTGAATAAGCTGTTTCTACTTATTCCTGTCTTAGCTGCTAAACTATCTAAAGTATTTCCTTCTTCATAATAGTATAATTCAAATATTTTTCTGTCATACCAAGTAAAGCTCTCTAAGGCTTCATCTATCTTTTCAAGGCTAGTCCATTGATAACTATCTACTACTTCATTAGGGAGGTTGTAAAGGTGCTTAGAAGGTATTATTTCGCCTGAATCTACAACATCATAAGTAATTGTGCTTGTAAGACTATCAATATGCGTGTAATACTTTTTGTACTTGTAATAGTAATTACTTCTAGGACTTGTCAATGCCCGCCTTAATGCTACTGCTCCGTATCTTGTTACGCCATCTATTCCGTCATTATCATAAATAGCTTTCAAAGTTACAGGGTTCATCTGAAGTAGATAAATCATAAGTTCCTGCACAGCTTCATTAACTTCATTTTCATCAGAGGTTAATCCGTAAGCCATAGTTCTGAACTTATCTGATAGCTTTGATATTTCTAAATAAATCTCAGTCATTTATAATTTCCATTTTGTCAATCTTGTCTACAACCTGCTGTACTACTTCTTCTAATATTAGTTTATACGACCTTATAACTGCTCTATTTCCTTTAGTTTCTATTCCTGCAAAGAATCCATTTGTTGCTACTGAAACATTGATAGGTATTATCATTACCCAATCCCAATAATTATTCTCTTTTAATCCTGTTCCATAGCCGTTATGATATTCTAAAATAACATCTACAACTTCTAAATATCCTTCGTACCTGCTTTTAGTTGATAATTCTTTAGCAAAGTCCATACACATTTCTAAGTACGCTTCTATTATTTCTCTGTGTTCAGCACTTGAATAAATCGGTTCTGTCATACGCCAAAGATATGAAAAATGTTACTCAATTTCTTTTTCTTCTTTTAAGTTTTTAACAAGTGATTTGTAATAACTTATCTTTTCTTCATATTCTGCCCTAGAAATTTTTAAAGTTGTCCTAGCTAATTGCTCTAGTTCTTCAGCTCTACCTTCTCCATACTTTTCATCTAGTCTAATCGAGAACAAGTACTGTTCTCCGCTACCAAAAATATTACACTTTATACATTGTACCTCGCAATTTCCGTCTTCTGAGAATCTAGTAGCTAGGTGTTTTCTGCTTTGAAAATGTCCGTTCTGCATTCCGTCTTTATAATGTCTTACTACTCCACACGTATGGCACTGACAGTAACCAAATTCGTTAGCTTCTCTGAGTCTTATATAAAGACTGAACCACTTATCAAGTTCCTTTTTTAATTTGCTAATTGTTTTCTTCATAGCCTAAGTGTTTTCTCCATTTATCTTGCAATATACCCTTCCTTAGATTATACTTCTCCCCTCTGTATTTAGGTTCTTCTTCCTGGAGCTTTGCCCTTGCTCTTTTTATGCTTGGTGCTGATGTTAATTTACCTTCTGCATAAGCAACTAAAAAGTCAGCAACTTTACTTTCTTTATTCATTCCTTCTACTTCTCCTATTTCTGTAGCCCAAATATTAGAACAAAGTCTATTGTCATTATCTTTTAAACTTGGGTACATTTCTAAAAACAGCTTTACTTTGTCTTTTGTTTTCATATTATATATGCTCTAAGCAAGTCGGACAAAGTCCTACATCTTTTACGTCATCTGTTATTTCATCACCACAGCAAGTGTATTGAATTTCTTCTTGCTCTAATATTTCTTCTATTACTTTGTCTACTTCTTTAATGTTTGATAGTTCTGTTTTCATTTTATTTAGTTTTGGTTAATTTAGTCTTTCTAATTGATACCCACTTATTAGGTCGGTATGTACTTGGTTGTTTAAATCCAAACATCATTACGAAACTTCCTGTCTTTTCAGGATTGTATAATTTTTCTTTTTTCATTTTAAAATAATTCTTCTTGGTTAATATCTTCCCTTCTTACAATACCTAACATAGTTTCAAATATTGTTTTTCCTGCTTCATAGTCCACTAAATTACGAGCCATTTTATTAGTGGGCTGACTTCCTTTGTATTTATAGAAATCGTAATCGTGAAACTCGCAAAGGTTTTTAACTTCATTTGTTCCTGTACTTATTCTAACTTCCCTGTCAGTTAATTTGTTAGGTAAATTAAAATTTGTCCAGTATAAATGTCTGTGTCTTTTTTGAGCAGGTATTAAAGGTTCATAATAAGGGATTACATTTTCTATAACATATTTACCATTATACAAATGTTTTAAAAGTAGTATCTCCTCGTACAATTTCATATCTGGATATTTCATTTTTATTTTATTCTTGTTAGATTGCACTAATCTACTATGTGTTGGACAAGGTGGCGAACTCCATATAAAATCAAACTCTTTGTAATGGTCTAATAAATATTGGTGTGCATCTGCAACAATTACATTGTCATTTGGAAAACGCTCTTGGTATAACCTTGCAGCTTCTGTATCTAACTCAACCGCAGTCACTTCTATATCTTCTTTTACTTCGTTCCACTTGTATCGGTTACCACCTAGACAAGCATATAAATTTAATATCTTCATCTTAATAATTTTATAGGTTCTTGATAATATAAAACTTCTTGTGGTTTTTGCTTTAGCGTTTCTACATTATATGTAGCTACATCTATTCTATCCTTTTTATGAGCCCAAATCCATTTATAAAAATTCCTGATAGTTAAGAATGGTTCATCTTTTCCAAATCTTATAGCAACTCTAAATGCATCTTCAACTTGATTAAAAGTTATATTTCCCCATCTTTTTTCCCTGATTAAGTCAGCAGCAAATATTTTACTTAGACTTGCTATTGTTTTACCATCAGTATTAAATCCTATTGAAATTTTTGTTTCGGTAATCAGATCATAAACCTTCGGTATAAGATCTTCTAAATTTTCTTGTTGTAGTGGTATCATAAGTATTCTTTTCCTTTTAAGTATTCATTTAATTGCATATCTATTTTTGACATTGTTTTTGGTTTATTCTTATCTCTACCTTCCCAAGTCCTAACACAAGCTTTCCAGCTTTTCATTTTTTCTTTACCTATCTGCCAACCTTTGCTTTCATAAAAATCTATAAATGATTCTGCATCTATATTATTTTTGCGTAAGATACAATAATTTTTAACTTCAACTAAAGTAGGTTTTTTAAAGAGAGCCTTTTTATTACTATCTGTAAGATTAGTATTAGTTATATTTATATTAGTATTATCTGTACACATTTTTAGACTAGGCTTGTC